CTGGATGTTGATTAGATCTTCACCAGTAAGAGCAAACTGTATATCAGAACCAGGAAATTTTACATTTTTTTCTGGTGCACTCTTTAATGTGATCTCAGGATCAGAAAAATAATACTTTGCACATTGACGACCACCTTTGATGTTTACAAAATCTTTACTTGTAAACTCTAACTGTGGATCATTGAACAAAGATATACCCATCAAGAACTGACTCAAATCATAGATTGCAAAGTCAGTAGGAAATACTTCCTCACCTGTAAATTTTGCTAGAATGTTTTCTGCGTTAGATATGGTTCTAACTGTTGAACCTTGACGAAATACAATTGATGAATTGATAGTCGAAAAGTTTTTAAGAACGTCTAATGTTTTTTTAGATAGTGTTACTTTACTCATTTGTCATAATCTACTGAAAAGGTTGTAGGTGTGTTAGCGTTTAACTCTGCTGCTCTAGCAGACTTATCGCTGAAGTGTAGAAGGAGAACTGCGTAGTGAACTATTTTGAATAGATCTTTTCTTGCTGTTCCCTTTCTATCATACCTCGAAGCATATTTCAAAATGTTAGACCTACAGAATGCTTCAGCATCACCAACAGAATCAATGAGATCCAATGTTTGGATTCCATGTTTGCTGTAGTGTGCACCGTAGGTGCTAGAGATATACTCTGAGATCTGTTTCAAAATCTCTTGTTCATTGTATTTCAATTCTCACTCCAGACATGATCTATGTCACTATGATAGCATTGAAATTCATTTCCGTCAAGGTCAACAACATTTATTTTATGTGTTGCTGACCATTCACTGCCCCCATCCCCTATGATGCGAACACTCCTACCGTCTTTGAGACGGAGGATGTGTCCAAGATAACCATCAAACGGTTTGCTCATCTTTTACCTCGTTAGGAACTACATCTGCATCTATCTTATCATATAATTCTAAGAATGATTGCTTTGTCTCGTCATCAAAACGATTGGTGCAAACTTTGATTGCTTTCATACGATCATGCCAGATAGCAAATGCTCTAACAATGTGTACAAGTCTACGTGTTGAGATAACTTCATCAACACCACCATCGTTGAATGTTCTACGGATGATGTCTCCCCATGTAGCAAGATTCTCGCAAAACTTTTTGTCAAGGCAACCATAATTAGCAGCAACTTTCTCAAGAATATTCTGCTCAGTTTTAGGAGTAGGATAATCTTGCTCAAATGTCAAAGCGAATCTTTCAAGGAATGCTTCATTGAGCACGTTAGTTCCAATAAAGCGTCCGTCGTCTGAACCTTTACCCTTAGTATTTGCGGTGGCGAATACGTTGAATCCTGCGGTGGGTCTAACGAATCTGCCAATTTTTTTAAGGAAAACACCATTTCCCTCAAGGACGCTCTGAAGGCAGAGGATTTTGTTAGAGGCAAGGTCGATCTCGTCAAGTAACAAGATTGCTCCTCGCTCAAGTGCTTCGATGACTGGGCCATTGTGCCATACGGTCTCACCATTAACAAGACGGAAACCGCCAATAAGATCATCTTCATCTGTTTCAATAGTAATGTTTACACGAATAAGTTCTCTACCAAGTTGAGCACATGCTTGCTCTATGGAGAATGTTTTACCGTTACCTGATAGACCAGTAACGAATGTTGGATAGAATTGCTTTGATTGTATAATCTTCTTAACGTCATTGAAACTTCCAAACTTAACAAAGGTCTCATCCTTCTCTGGAACAAGATTTCTCTCTGCTACTGGTTGACCAGATGGTGCTGCAAATGATCTCTCGATCTTTTCAACTGCTTTAGTTGTAACTTTAAGGTTCCACTTACCCTTAGATACTTTATGCTTTTGTATCTTTCTGGTAACTGTGGAATATGCGATATCATTCATAGCACAGAATGCTCTGATATCAGGAGTAGTAAACTCGTTACCGTAGTTACTTCTTAATCCGTCGATAACCTGTTGTTCGGTCATTTTAATCTCAAAAGGTTTGAAAGTCATGATGTAATTGTTTTATCTATACAATTATTATAGACAAAAAAAGGAGGTATAACACCTCCTAGTGGACACTTTGTTAACTGGTTTATGATTTTGAATCAATAAATGCTTTGAGTTGAACTACTAATTTAGCGTGAGAAAGTCTTCTATCAAGTTCAATACCATAGGTTCTACCAACCTCTTCTAATTCAATTTTTGTCATTTTCATCAAATCTTGTTTAGTATAGATTTGAGGGAACTCTGATACTTTCTCCACCTCTACAGGTTTCTCTACAACTGGTTGTGGTGTTGTGATAGGAGTCACTACAGTTTCTTTACCTCCTATAAGATCTCCAAATCTGGTCATTTTCTTAATAGTATGTTCAAAGCTATTTATCAAGCAACAAACTCTATGAACTCACTTAGTATCTTCTTGTTCATCTTCTTACCCTTAAGACTCTTGAAGAATGCTTTCTTGATGTCTGTCTTAGTTGCATCCTCTTTTACTTCAAAGGCATCATCACTATCAAGTGCTGAAGCAGAGAGTCCAAAGTATACATGGTATCCAGACTTCTTGATTGCAAATGATTTCTCCTTTCTCCAGACTTTCATAATCTTTTCAAGTTCATCACCATATTCAACATATCTCTTAGCAAAGTATGAAGCTTCTCTTGGAGGTAATATTCTGAAACCTATGAAGTTTACGTCAGTGAACTTATCCCTAAGATTTTGGAGTAATACATCGGTCATGGTGAAAGAATTATCATCAAATGCATATGTATTACCAGTCTTTCTATCTCTAAGGATGCAGTTCTCTCCTATGTAAGAAGTTCCCATATATTTTTCACACTCTTCACCCCATCTATGTGAGAACTCATGATGAAAACGTAGAGGATGTGCTTCACCATCAGTAAGAATTACACATTGAACTTTCTCTACCTGATTATCTTTTTTGAACTGTGGTAATATCTCATGTAGACAAACCAATGTCTCATTCAAGGGAGTTCCTGATAGACCCATTCCTAATGGAATATTGTAGTAGTTTGTATACTGCCAAGCAAGTGCTTTAGCAATCAGATATATGTTCTCCATCTGAGACTCAAGAGTCTTTGTGTTTACTTTATGTGTTAGGAGATTCATCAATGAGAAAGATCCATCTATTTGTGCTAGACCTTCCTTGACCTCATAAGATGTTTTAGTATTTGGATTTGGATAACAATTTGTAAATGCATAAACTTCAAATGGGACTTGGATCTTTCTACAGAACCAGATTAAATTGTAAAGTTGCTTGACGGTATCTAACATTACAGAGTTCATAGAACCAGACCAATCAAGTATGAATACTAATCCGTGATTCTTACCATCTGGAAGAACTGTGACTTTCTTAAATAGATCCTCATTATATTTGTATGTGTGAAGTTTAGTTGTATCAAGAACTCCTGTCCTTGATGTAGCAGCACGAGCATATGCAGATGCTGACTTCTTCATCTCAAACTCTTTTACAAGATAGTTGACTTCTTTCTGTGCAGACTTCTTGAAATCTTTAAAGTCTTTTCTTGCATCATTAAGAGATTCAATAACGTATTTTGAAGGATCATATTCCGACTCAAGATACTGATGTGTTTTTTTATTTGTAATCTGATCATTCCACTCAAGTTCTATACACTTGTGGATGTGAGCATTATCTATGATGATATGACCAGTGTTAACTTGAGGTAATTCAAAGTATTCGTTCTGGACGGAATCAGATCTGTTTAGATTTTGTATTGATCTATCCAATTCAGTTGCAGAACTAATTTCTATTCCTCCTTCTCCTCCTTCAATCTTTTGTATTGCTGCATCCAACTCCGCTGCAGGGATCTGAGATATAGAAATATTTGATGAAGGTTGATCTTCAAAGTCGGACTCATCGTCTTCTTCTTCTGCATCTACTACCTGATACTGTGTATCGTTATTTATTTCTTCATCAGAATTCTCATCACTTGAACCACCAAGTCCACTACCTGATCCACCAAACATTTGTGCTTGCTCCTCTTCTTCCATCTTCTGCTCTAACTCTTTCTTCATATCTTCTATCTCTTGCTTACAATACTCATGAAGTAACTTAGAAACATCAAGTACATCTTCAAATGTTTCTGTAGCACCAACCATAGAAAGTAATTCCTTCTCACGATCATTCTTGAGGGGAAAATCATTGTAGTTACCAATCTTGTAGTATAGGTTTACACGATCAGCAAAGTTGAATGTATTTAAGTTCTTACCTTGAATCTTGAAGAAGTCTGAATCACTTAACTCATGATAACCTGAGTAGAAAGTCTTTGATAGACCTGCATACTTTCTCTTCATCATCTTTTCGATGCGAGCATCCTCTACAACATTCACAATACCCATCGGTATGTCTATCTCTTCAAACCAGTTGCTATCAGGTGTGAATAGTGCGTGACCAACCTCATGACCTACAAGTGCGTCATATACGTTGTTGCTTGCCTTGTCCCACATTGGTAGTGTAAGAACACGAGTGTGTACGTTGAAACATGCAGTATCAACCTTCTTGCTCTCTACTATGAGATCTTCTGTTGCTAGTAACTTAGCGAGTTGTCCTTTTACTTCGTGTCTTACAGTCATGTGCTTAATTATCTTATACATCTATTATAATAACGAAACCGCCCCTTGGGACGGTTAAGTAGACACTTTATTAACTGTCCACGACGTTTCTTCGCTTGTCGTAGAGCTTGTGGTTTTAATTTTCTTTTCTGGGGTTTACCAGAATTGTGTTGCCAGTTAGGTGTGTTCATGTCACTATTTGAGAGAATCCTTTTACTTTATCAAATTTCAAGACATTTTCAAACTTGTCCTGCATATCTATTTTATGTGAGATAACAAAAGTATTCGCATCTTTAATTATAAATCTTATGATTTTAAGGAAATCATCTGTACCAAAAGTGTCTAGTGAACTATCAAATACCTCATCCATAATCAATAGATTAGTATTAACTGAGTTCTTTACTCTTGCAACTTCTCTCCAGGTGAATAATAATGCTAAATCAATACGCATTTTCTCACCTTCACTAAAAGAACTATATGAAAAGTTCTCATGAATAGGTGACTCAATCGTCTCACTGAATTCTTCATCTAACTTAAAATTAATATAAAAATCCATCATCTGCAAGTAACGATTGACCTGCTGATTTATAAGTGGTAGATACTTTTTAATTATTTTTGTCTTAACTCCATCATCCTTCAATAGCGAATATGCGAAATCATGATACATGATATCGGTTTTCTTATCTGCTAGTTCTTTAAAAATGTTTTGGAGACTTTGATTAAACTCTTTTAATTTTTCATCCTCAGTATTTCGATTTGCAAGTTGAGTGGTAAGTTTTTGAATTTCTGATTCCAGATCTCTGACCTGTCGCTGACATCCAGAAATCCGAGTATTGTTTTGAGAAATGTCATTGTTGAGTTTAGTAATCTCCTTTGATAGTTTAGTGAAGAGATGCTCTCGCTCTTCTTCGTTTTTAATTGCTTTTTCTAGTTCTTGATAACCAGTTTGCAACTCTTTTGCTTTAGTTTGAGCATCATTAATTCTATTTAAACGAAACGATTCTTCTATATTTTGAGTACATGTAGGGCATGTTACATTTTCACTGAAGAACTTATGTTCCTTAGTAATCGTTGCTACTTTCTGACTTAATTGACCCTTATATTTGTTTAGAGTCTTTAACTTTTTATTCGCTCCTGTTACCTTTTCCTGTTCTTTAACCAATTCTACAACATCATTTTCTAACTTAGAATTATTAGATGCATACTCTTCCTGTTCATCAAGGAGAGTTGATATTTTATCTTGTTTACCTTGAATATTTGCCTTTCCACGATTTTCTAACTCTTCAATAAACTTCTTCTGCATATCTAACTTATCTTTTACATTCTCACGACTTAGATCTAATACCCTTATATTATCTTTCTGTTTTCTTATCTTTTCCTTGATAATCAAATTCATTGCAGAAAAAATACGAATATCTAACAAGTCTTCAATCACTTCTCTTCGATTTGAACCTGATAGTTGCATAAAAGGAACAAATGCACTACTTCCGAGTATCACTATCTGAGTAAATGATTTATAATTAACTTTTAATATATTTTCTTCTAAGATCTTTTGAGTAGCACGGTCATCTGCCTGTTTATGCATCTTTTGACCATCAACCTCTATTTCAAAGAGATTTGGTTTCATACATCTACGAACTAGATACTGTCTACCATTAATGTCAAATTCAACTTCAACACAAGTATCTTTTTCATTTGTTGCATTTACAAGTTGAGACTTGTTTATTTTACGAAAAGGTTTATTAAACAAACTAAAAGTCAAGGCATCCAACACTGTGGATTTACCTGTACCATTTGTTCCAACTATCAAATTCGTTGCATTTTGTTGGAAATCTATTTCCGAAAACTGGTCTCCAGTTGACAGAAAATTCTTCCATCTAATCTTTTGAAACGTTATCATTCTTAGGTGGTGGAACGACTATATCGTTCGGTGTGATCACTGCGTACTTATAATTATACATCTTACACGTACGAATGGCAAGTGCATCTTCAATTTCTATAACATTTAAAGATGCATTATCTTCCTCATCATTCATCATCATAGCATATCTTTCAGCATCATCCTCTTCTTCAAACATAAAAAGAACTTTTTCTCCATAACGATTCAGAACAGCATAGGCACCATCGTCCCGTCTGTCTTTAAGTGTAAGAAGATACATTAGTCTACCTCGCAAGCTTCGGTGTATATTTGTTGTAGAATTCCTTTAATGAGAGTTTTATCTCCTTCAAACTCAGATTCATCAATATAGCGATTCAATATACCAATCGTATTCTCAGTTTCTTCAACTTCAAAGTCTGCACTTTCGGTCAATACAAAATTTTCAATTATTTTTAAGTCTTGAATACCAGAGTTGTATAATTTATCTATAAATTTTTCAAATTGCTTTTGGTCGGTTTTCTTCTTCACAACCACTTTGACTATCTTATCTTTAAATTCTCTCGTATCAAATAACTTATAATTTGTATCTTCGTAGTAGATATTGTAAAATAGTCTGTAAGGATTGTTTACGGGTTTGTGTTCGATTGTTTTAGTGTCAAAGATGTGAAACCCTCTTGTGTCTAGAACATCGTTCCAGAACATTTCATAAGGGTTTCCAAGATAATATATCTTTCCATTATCAGAACGAGTATGATAGTGACCAGAGTAAACACGATAGAAATTATCAAATATCTTTGTGTCCATTCCGTGTTCCATCATATGACCACGAGTAGCAACAAAACCATTCAACTCAAGATGACCCATAATTACATCAGCAGATGTAGTATCCATCATCTCAAGAGTTTGTAATTTATTCTCCTCATTAATCCAAGGAAGCATTAAAATATCTAATCCACCAATATTCACAGTAGTTGGTTCTGAATAAACTTCAACATTATCATATTCTTTTAATAATAATTCAACTGTATTGACTTCATTTGTATCTTTATAGTATGCAGTATGATTACCAACGATTGTATGAACTTTAATACCCATCAAACGTAATCGATCATAATAGTTTTTCTTTGCCCACTCAAGAGTTGCTAAGTCAATATTACGACGATTATCAAAAGTATCACCCATATCCACAACAGTATCAATCTTATTTTTCTCTAAGTATGGAAAAAAGGTGTTATCGTAAAACTTTTTGAAATATCTGTGTATATAATCAGCACCTTTCCTTGCACCGAAATGCTGATCTGTAATAATTGCTAACTTCATCTGTTTGAGGACTTATACTGAATGTTATCTTTAATTGTATTATAATCAGAACTACTACCTGTCATTGCACCATCATCTACAGTCATCACTTCTTCAAATCCAGTCTTTTCAATTATCTTTGTCTTAATTTCTAATTGCTTCTTTTCTTTCTGTATGCGTCTCAGAAAAGCATAGTGTATTATCTGAGTAAAGTATGCAAAAGGATTACGAGACTTCTCTGGATCAAAATTATGAATATATTGTACACAGTTTTCAATTCCGTCCGATATCATATCATCACGAAACATATAGTTAACAAAGTTTGGTTTATATGACAAATGTGTTGCAATCTTTAAAAAACAAGAACCCAAATAATTCGTGATACGTGGTTTAGGTAAATCATTCTCTGCTGCTTCTTTTACCTCTGCACGATAAACAATTAATGCTTCTAAAAGTTCACGGTTATTTACATAATGTTCTGATTTTTTCTTTGCCATATACCTGACTTAATATAATGATATTATAACATGATTTATAGGACTTGACAAGTCAGTGAAATTTATGTACAATAACCTTTGTAGAGGTTCAAGGGTTATTAGGTTCTATATTATTCTTAAATATCTCTTCTAGCTTTAGACGAGCATCGTCAACTGTAGTTATAAATCCCATTTTATCTGTTAAAGATACTTTACCATCAATTTCAATATCTATATCGTCTTCATTTAGATATCGATTATAAAAATTAATCATTTGTTTATCAGTAACTTCTGACATTGTAATAATTTTATCATACTTGATTAAAAATAAATCCTGATCTGGTAACTCTAACCAAGGTTTTACTTTAACATATCTTCCTGCAGGTCCTGAAAGCATCTTCATAATAACTGGATTAGAAAGCATAATAATTGAGTCTCCGTCATTTTCATCGACAGAGACAAGTGAGAAAATTTCTTCTCCTGTAATTAATTTTAGGACTGCGTGAAATTCTTCTCCCATTATTCCAGAATAGTTGTATTATTATTTAGGTTTAATTCTTTAAAGGTATTTTAACTATATCATAGTTGAAGTTTTCTTCATTATACACCTTTATTCTCTCAATCAGGTGATTCAGTGTGTAATTCCTCCTTGATTTGTAACTAATATCATCGGCAATGTCATATAGAGTCGCCTTTGTTTTATTATTAC